TCTGGGCTATTCGCTGTTTGGGGAACTTACCTTTAGCGTAAACCTTGAGATCCACGCCGACTTCGGCCATCTTGTCGGTGAGATGCAGGTGCCTCTTATCCCAACCGCCCAGGCTCGGCTCCCATTCGTAAGCCTTGCCCATATCTGGGACCCATTCGACCATATTCTCGCGCCGGAATTGCAACCATTTGGATCCGGGGTGCGAGCGGATATCTATGATGGTGTTGCACGGAGAAGCGACCCGGATGAGGTCGTCTTCCCAAAGAGTTGAGTGTCCTAGCGTGAAGATCATGCGCAGGCTCCGTTTCGATTAAAACACACCCAACGGGACGCCGACAAGACCGTCAAACGGGTTCAAATGTACGCGAGGGTAGTCGACATTATGGTTAGTAAGGGTAGTTCCATGTCCCCTATTACCATGGTGCCGACAATGGACGTTGTAGCCATTATTCAACGGGTCACTGATGACCATCGTACTAACAAGGATCGCTGCGCTGATTGTAAGAAGTATCGTGGCCAATACTTCTTCATCCACTACCCGATGTTAGATGAGTGGACTAAATTCCTTCACGACCCAACCGTGGCCAATGATTTGTACTTCACAGAATATGACAAGAAGTGTACAGACGACAGGAAACTGATATTCGAAGGTCAGCCACCGATAAAATTGACCGTCGTCCCCTTGAACATCGCGCCCCAGTTCGTGCTATCATATCTCGACAAGCATTTCGGGAAGAATGCTAAGTTGTCCTCGATCTGGACAATCAAACCATAAAGTAATCGACGGCCTCAAATATAATCATAAGCGGAGACATAAATGGCGATTGCGTCCCTAACAATTCGTCTCAACGGTACAGTGGCCTATGTCGACGGCACGAAGGGTTCCTTCGCTGGCGTTTGGGATGGCAAGCGGCAGATTCTGCCGAATGGTACGCCCGAGGTCGTGGCTGCCAAGTCCACATTCCGGCAGACAGCCGTCATCGACGAGATGAACGACAATATGAGCGACCTCCAGAACCCCACGACGGGTACTGTTGAGTTCACTTATTCGGTCCCGTCGGTCCCCGGCGGTACGCCAGCGGTTGACGAGGTCGTGGTCAGTTTCAGTGGTAACGTCGCCTATGACGACGGCTCCAAGGGTGCATTCGAGGTGACCCACCAGAAGGTTGGTGAGTCGCTGGTTGGCACAAACCAGACGCTCCTCGACATCATCGCGGACACGGCAGCCCTGACGATCATGAACAATCTGCTCACGGCTGCTGCTGGGTTCACGCTCACCCTAGCATAATCTCCGCCGAAACACTTTGGGCCTGGCTAATCTGCCAGGCCCAAACCGTATTAGGACGGTTCTACGTGGCCGCCCCCGATTATCGCAGCGAGCCGGATAATTCCATCAGGCTGCTGTATGCGGCCCTTGACGGGCGTGGGCGTCACACGGATCCGCTTGATCTTGGCGGCAATATTGGCCTTCTCCAGGCACTCCTTACACCGCTTCCGCTTCTTGAATAACTTCCTTCCGCACAGGCACAGTCCCTTAGCCAGGTTCTCGGCCCTGCGTTTCCTGTTGTAGATCTTAGCCTGTTCATTGTGCTTCTTGCGCCGCACACGGTTCCGTTCCGTGTGCTTAGCACAGGCCACAGTGAACTTGACCTTCTGCTCACCCTTACTATTCTCAACCACGCGGACGAGGGCGGGTTCTGTACAATGGATACAGATACCGTCCTTCTTACGCCGCTTGTTGAAGGCTCGGCCATTGATTCGCTTGCGGACACGACAACTGAAACATAGCGGGGAACGCTTACCGGACTTGCCAGCCCGCGTGAGGCGACCGCACTTCTCGCAATGGCCCTGCTTCTTACGTGCCTTAGCCTTGTTTTTGCAATTTGTACGGTACTTGGTGAGGCAGTCGATGCAACGTTTACATCCGGGCTTTACTGGCTTCCGGCAGGGGCATAAGCCGATCTTGGCTAGAGCATCTTGGTGTGCCTTGACTTTCTCTAAGCATGATTTGCAATTAGCCTTGCCTTCCTCGGCCTTCTCCACCAGACATCGGACACAGATGCCCTTGGCCTTGAGACTGGCATAGAGGTCCTTCCGGAAGCAAGGTTTGCATATGTCCTTGCCGCGCTGTGATTTCCTCTTTTGACACCTCGTGCAGAATATGGTCTTGGTTATCGTCCCATCCTGGACTTGGTGTGTATCCGGGCGTCCACCATCATGTTGAGCAGTTCCTCGAACCGCTTCTTGGCTATTGAGTGCGCTTCCGGGTTGCAATTGCATGACCTATCCGTTTTGTGCAGAAGGGCCTTGAAAACCAGAATGAACTCATCGATGTGATCGGGTGGCGACGGAGCTTCGGTTTCTTCCGGTTCCGGCGGTCGATATTGTGGCTGTGGTGGGCGTGCGGCATGCCTCTTGTTACCAATCACCCCAATGATGAACCGACCTAAGTTGTCCGTGAACCAGGACATCAATGCCTCGCTCGATGCCTAACCACAAAAATAATTTGTCAATGGCACTAATCCAACAAGCTGGTCTCTTTGGATTGATCACACTTCTTGTTGGTGCAATTCCAGCTAATAGACCTGTCAGTACGATAGGTATGGACCTGATGGTCTCCGCCCGGCCCATAAATTTGAAGCGCGTCCGGGACTGTACTCATCACTGCCTCGGTGCTTGGCACGAGCTTGATCTTCACCGAGGACCCGCATGACGGGCATTTAGGCATCGACATAAGTTACTCCACTTCTTCTAGGAGATCTCCCCTTGGGCAAGCGCAACAGGGTTGATATACAGGACAAGGCACCGCGAAATGTTACGGCTAAAGCGAAGAGGCCAAGGGACCTGCTCAATCCGATCAAGCCGATAACCGAGGGCCAGGAACGGCTTCTGCAATCCATCTGGAAGAACGATATCACCATCTGCGATGGCCCAGCCGGTACGGGCAAGACGCTGCTCACTACCTACTGCGCATTCGACTTCTATCTCCAGTCGCCCCACAATCGGCGTATCATCCTTGTGCGCCCAACGATCCCTGCTGGTGATGATAACGATCTCGGCTTCATTCCTGGCACCATCAATGAGAAGATGCGTCCGTTCCTGGCGCCCCTCATGACGGACGCCGCACCGCTCATTCTCAACGGCGATAGTTTCAGGACCAATCTGAACCATTTCGACCGTGGGGCTCCAGACCCCATGACAGCCTTGTTATCGCGGTTCGATATTGAGATCGTGCCCCTGCAGTACATGCGCGGGCGCACATTCAACAACTGCTTCGTTATCCTTGACGAGGCTCAGAACTGCACCAAGAATGACCTCAGATTGTTTATCACCCGCATCGGTATGGGGTCGAAGTACGTCATCGAGGGCGATTCCACGCAGGTTGACCGCGAGGATTCGTTCTTGGACGAGTTCATCGACAGGATGCAGGGGGCTCGTGATGTCGGTACGGTCCGATTGACGGAGGACGATATCGTGCGTAATCCGTTGATTGCAGACCTGTTGAAGCGGCTAGCCTAACGCCTTCTCAGAATCCATTGGATAACTTCGTCCTTGGATTTTGGATCTGCCATTAGGAATCGCTTCCTATACCGGTGTTCGTCATAAATGACGGTAGCGGCCATATAGCCACCGTTGCCGTCACCATCGTCGTACTCTAGTTCGAAATGAATAGGGCGGTACTTGCCACCATGCCCAGATGGTTTCTGGATGGCGCAATCATGGCGCGTGGCATTCCCTAAGCTGAAATCGTGACACCAGAATTCATATCCGAGCGCCTCGAAGGCTTCCCCCACGAGGTGAACAATAACTCGGATACTGAGTTCAGTATCGTCGTCGCGTGTGGTCACGCCGCTCAGATACGCGAGACGGCGTTCAGTCGCTTTCGCGCTTCCATGCGTCCGGATCCGGCCCCTCAAATGTGGGTAGATCGCTAGACCATGAGTCTGATGGTTTATCGTCGTCCGAGCAGGTATGCTGGGGGCCGGTGGTGACGTAGCGGTCACCGTCTACAAAGAAGTGCCCGTCCCAGAGGTCAATGGGCTCGCTCGGACGTTGGGCGTAGCTCACGTTCATTCCGGGTGGGATGCGTAGGGCGGTCCTGAAGGTGTCCTCGTCGGGGACCCAGGTAGGGACCAGGCGCGAATCACCGTTCAAGAAGACTTCTACTGTGCGGTCGTCCTTGCCCATATCTCACCGTGTCTAATTATCTTCGACAGGTGTTGGGCGCTTGACGATTTGTCTACCTCTGCGAAGCGGGCGAAGGGAGTCGCACCCTCATCAACGGCTTGGAAGACCGCCACTCTACTGTTGAGCTACACCCGCATTTAAGCACCGGGTGGGACTCGCACCCACTTAAGCGGGCTTTGCAGACCCGCGCCTCGACTACTTCAGCATCCGGTGCATTGTATAGGCTATAAGGGAATCGCACCCTTGCCTGCGGATTGAAAGCCCGCCGTCCTACTACTAGACCAATAGCCCAAGTTATTATTTCTTGAAGAGATGGATAGCCGCGACCACGTGCGGGATCACAGCGCATGTACTGAGGATGACCAGATTGAAGAGGACCACCATTACCATGCGTTCAGCCCATGTCTTGCGGCAAGCGGTGGCGGCTGGGTGCCAATCTGGCTCGATCTTGAACAACATATTTCACCTAAGGTATCTTTACCCAAGGATTATTGGTGGTGGCCGGTGTAAACCAGTTACCCCGTGATCCCGATAGTGGCGACCCGGACCACAATATATCTTTTACGGAGCGCAGAGGACTCGCACCCCAGCCCCTTGCGGGGCCGCACCGCTTTCGAGGCGGGCTCGACACTCTGCCGATTTACGCTCCAATAGTCTTACGGGGCGGGTCGTTCGCTTGTCAGCACGGCACCTTCGGATACATGTTCCTATTCGTGACGCCGTTTGCGCGCTTCTCAGCGCGTGACCCGTCTCGTAAGACCACTTTTATATCACCGTCCGACCGGAGTCCCACCGGTAACTTGTCCCATCACTCGCGAATGACGGGGGTCTGACCAACAGGAGTCGCGAAACTCCTCCAGTCACGAGACGGAAATGTTTGGGGCACCCAACCAGCTATTAGCCGTGAAGCGGACCCTTGCGGGTTCGTCATCAGGGTGCATGTCTTGGTACCGGCAGAGGGAGTTGCACCCTCTCTCAACCCTTATGAGAGGTCGGTCTGCCTGCGCAGTGCCGGTAAGAAGCTCCGGGTGGGAATTGCACCCACTTCCTCATCCTTACCAAGGACGTGTTCACCTCTATGAACTTCCAGAGCATTGGGGTGGGCGGAGGGAGTTGCACCCTCTCCTCGGGTTTCACAGACCCGCAGTGCTACTGTTACACCACGCTCACCATATATGGATCGGGCTGGCGGGGATTGCACCCGCGACCTTTCGCACCCCAAGCGAACGCGCTACTGCTGCGCTACAGCCCGTTTAGATCTGATTTCCTCGATGATCTCTTCGAGGTATTGTCGAGCAAGGACTGGATCTGCGCGGCCATTAGTGATCTTCATCACCTGGCCGATCAGATAATTCATCCCTTGTTCGTAAGTCATGAATTGCCGAGGAAGAGGTATTCAGCGTAGTTCTGGCATCGCTGGGCTGCCTGGTCAGCCGTCAGGTCGTCACTAACCATGGTGAAGAACAGACTCGCCCATCTGTCAGTGCTCAGGATCTCAAGGATCTGTCCTTGGTAGTCCTTGCGGACTCGGACGACCCGCCCACCCGATAGGTGAGCGTGCGGCATACCCTCAACAACGCTCCAGTTGAGACCGCTCTGAGCCATTTCTACCTCTCTCGTATGCTCCCGACTGGATTCGCACCAGTGACTCGGGTTTCGGAAACCCGCGTTTTCTCTCCTATACTACGGGAGCTTATTCTAGATCAAGCCTGCGTTCAATTGGTGCAGGCTGAGTTATGGGGGATGATGCTGGAGCGGGTGGCGGAGGAGTCTTCCCTATCGTACCGGACCCGTCAAGGTCCTGTCCCGTCAGCCGTTCGAGCATCTGGAGTCTGTCGTGGAACGCTTTATCTTTCTTAGCTCGTCTCTTTACCCCGACGATCTGCTTGCCGAGATAACCCGAGACCAGACCTAAGATCGAACCAGCGAGCCATTTCCATATCTTTGTGGCCGTCGAGTCCAGGTCGTTTTTGGTTGCGAGCTTGTTTATCTCGGCATCGACCAGTTTCTTGCCTTCTGCGAAGGCAATCTCTGTGATCGATTCCTTAGCGACCACGGCCAGACTGTGCTTGGTGATATGACCTTCGCTGTCAGCTAGGGCCGATGTCACTTGTGCGAGAGACACGCCCTGCTGCTGGAGCTTGATATCCAGTTCAGCTGTTATCCTGTTGAATGCTTCTTGCTTGACGTAATCTTCGGCGCGGTCAACGAGCGCCGAGCAACCCGTCAGGTTTAGTACTATGATTACGAGAACAAGCGCTTTGCGCATTCCACACCGGTATAATTACCGGTAAAGCCTTCGGTCAGAGTTGCACTGACTGCCACCTGTTTACAAAACAGGAGCCTCACTGGGTCGGCCTCGAAGGCAAGTGGGCGTGCTCTACCAACTGAGCTACAGGCTTGGGCGCCTCACGGCGGCCTTACCTGGTGGGACTCGAACCCACGACCACGCCCCTATGATCCCGGCAGGAATTGCACCCGCGTAAGCCCGCTTAGAAGGCGGGAGCCCATCTACTAGACCACGGGACCGAGAGTCGGGTACCACCCCGACCCGTAGAGCACGAAAACTTGGCATTACCAAATCTATGTGCCCCGCTGTTGGAAGCCCCCGCCAGGAATTGCACCCGGCTTCCCGCTTTACGAAAGCGGAGTGTCGCTCACTACACTTCGGAGGCATGATGCGCGTTCTACTGTTGAACTACACCCGACTAACAGAGTTAGCCGGATGACGGGATTTGCACCCGTATCTCGCACCCGATGTCCCTACCAGGACTTGCACCTGGACTTGTAGTTTAGGAAACTACTGTGATCTCTGTTTCACTATAGGGACAAATGGAGAGAGGTGTCCTGGTGGTTGGCCCTAGCTCTCCCAGGGACCGGAAAACGGCGCCCGGAACCCGTAACTCCTTCTACACATGGTAGATGAGTTAACGACACGGAGACCGGAGGACTCGCACCTCAGCCCCTTGCGGGGCCCACTCGCTTTCCAGGCGAGGCTCACGCTTCGTGAGTTCAGTCTCCAAAGTTCACCAGTCGCTGGACACCAACTCCGGATTCAACGTCCGGCCGGAACATCCGCCCTTGGAGCCATCAACGGTGAACAACCAATTCCGCATCCGCTGCCGTCCAACGACAGCTGGGCATCCACCCGTGATGTGGATTGAATGTCCACCACTGGTCCGTCAAACCGCTTTTCATGCGGCGGCATCCACCATGATGACGGGCGAGGGTGAACAAGATTAATTCAGGCTACGGCTTCCTTTTCAAGGAAAGGTTTCCAGCTTTCGCGGATGACCTTACCGTGGGGGAGCCTTAGGCGCGGGGTCCAGGTGGGTTTTTGAGGCTTCGTGCGAAGCTTCATACCCGCTTCGTTGGGCGTCATGTCAGCCTTGCGCGTATTGCAATCCTCGCAGGCGGCGACGCAATTCTCCCAGGAAGTCGGACCACCACGGGACTGTGGCATGATGTGCTCGATGGTCAGCTTCACATCGGGCATTATCGCACCGCAGTACTGGCAGGTGTATTCATCCCTCTTGTAGAGGTTCGGCCGATTGAAGACCGCCCTGCGTGGGGGTCTCTCACCGTACTTCTTTAGCACGACAACCTCAGGCGCCGCGATCTCCATGCTAGGAGTTCTGATCACCATGTCGGTCTTCGGCTTGGCCTCGATCCACTCGTTGAAGCTGTAGAGCAGATAATCCTTTGTCTCAAGGATTGAGGCCATATCACGGATGACGGTTACGATGGCCGTCTCAATCGGGAGGAATGTGATTGGTTGCCAATTTCGGTTGAGAACTAGGCAAGGTTCCCTTGTAACGCTCACCGGATCAGCTTCCTATCGGGATGGTGGGACTTGCACCCACAACCTCTCGGACCCAAACCGAGCGCTCTTCTATTGAACTACATCCCGTTTAGAGTTGGTTTATATACGGAGCGCAGAGGACTCGCACCCCAGATCCTTTCGGATCCGCACTCGTTAGCACCGAGGCCCGTCACTTCGCCGGTTTACGCTCCAATTCAGGACAGATCGTGACATCGTACTCGTAATCCCACGGGAATTTCTTGCATACCTTTGGGTAACTCGCGTGAGAGTGAATGCTACACGCGTTGTTCCTAAGGAAGAAACACTTCCCGTTGAATATTGTCGTGCGATGTCCTTTGGTGTATTCAGTGCCCTGTTCGGCCTCTGTCGGTTCGATGCGTGTTGAACCGGGAAATTCGGCCTCCAAGGCTTCGGCTTCCTTGTCCGTCAGTGAAGTGCCCCAAGAACAGCAAGCACTTTGGTGTGGGCATGGAAAGCAGGGCAATTCGCGCATGCCCTATATTTAGATCCGCCATGGTGGAGTTGCGCCACCCTCCCCTGGTTATCAGCCAGGTGTAATCAACTCATATACTAATGGCGGTAGCGAGGCAAAACCCGGTCGCAACTTGAATAGTTGGTGGTGATTCGCCAATGCCATCGGTGGGAGTTGCACCCACACGTCCTTACGGACACCAGGCCCTCAACCTGGCGCGACTGCTAGTTCCGCCACGACGGCATAATTCACTCATCCCAAGCTCGGATTCAGAGTCCGGAGGTGATGGTGGAAATGGGGCTCCAGGGAGTTGCACCCTGACGTCCTAATGGACACCGGTTTTTAAGACCAGCGCGTCTGCTTTTTCGCCAGAACCCCGTTAGATTACCCAAGGTGAGTCCAACCTGCAACCAGCTTTACATTAGGCCAGGCCGTGATGGACCTCTTAGATAATCCGCTATTAGCTAGAATCGTTGATGCCGCCCGTGGGACTTGCACCCACACGTCCGAGAGGACACGGGCTTTTGAGACCCGCGTGTCTGCTGTTTCACCAGAGCGGCTTAATGCCCGGGACAGGATTTGCACCTGCACGCCCTTACGAGCACAGGCTTCTAAGACCTGCGTGTCTGCTGTTTCACCACCCGGGCCTATTTATCAGATACTCCCAACGGGATTTGCACCCGTACGCCCCTCATCATACTGGAGGCAATGGGATCTCTTCCCACCGTGTCTTCTTATTTCACCATGGGAGTATGCCATCGGTGGGAGTTGCACCCACACGCCCATTACGGGCACCAGCTTCTGAGACTGGCGCGACTGCTGTTCCGCCACGACGGCTTAATTGACTTGGTGGGATTCGAACCCACGACATCCCCAGGCAGTGAATCCAAATCGCGGGCACTCAATCAAGCACCGTAGACTTGGTCCCTCCGAGCGATTGCTCGGTCCCCGGGGCGCTCTCCCTACTGAGCTACAAGCCAATGAAATGGGACCGCTCGGATTTGCACCGAGATCGACGGGGTAAAAGCCCGCCAGTCTGCTGTTGACGTACGGACCCGAAATGCCCCTGGTGGGAGTTGCACCCACACTTCGCCGATTAAGAGTCGGGTAGGCTAACTATTGACCTCACAGAGGCTTAGTGAGATTGGCTCGCAGGGAATTGCACCCTGATTCTCTCCATGTCACGGAGGCGTCCTGCTATTGGATGACGAGCCAAAGACGGATAGCTGAGGAATTGAACCCCACACCGCGAGGGTGCCATCCGCTTTCAAGGCGGCGCTCGGACCCATCCGAGTTAACTATCCATTATGGAACCGGTGGGACTTGCACCCACAACCTCCTGCACGCCAGGCAGGCGCTCTCCTGTTAGAGCTACGGCCCCTTATTGGCACGGCCCAAGGATTACTATTGCGGTCTCAGCCCGCTAGGCGTTCCAGCCTTCACCCTCAGCACAAACCAAAATGGAACTTGGTCTTACCATTGGAACCACCGGGAATTGCACCCGGACTTCTGCCGTGCGAAAGCAGTGTGCTCCTGTTATCACTATGGCCCCATTGTATGGAATCGACGGGAGTTGCACCCGTACTTCCGGCTTGCAAGGCCAGCGTGCTCCTGTTACAACTACGACCCCATGTTATGTGAATCGGAGTGGTGGGGATTGCACCCACGACCTCTCGGTCCCGAACCGAGCGCGCTACTCCTGCGCTACACTCCGTTAAGATGGGCCTGGAAGGAATTGCACCCTCGTCTCCGGTTCCGTAGACCGGCGTTCTCTCTACTAGACTACAGGCCCTTGTTGAAAGCGGGTAACGGGAGTTGCACCCGTAATTCAGGGTTGGGAACCCAGCGTTTTGCTATTAGAACTATACCCGCAAATCCCCCAGGTAGGAGTTGCACCCACCGAGCCTCACGGCAACCGGGTTACAGCCGGTCCGGCCTCTCTAGCACGTATACTGGGGGTTAGAAGCAGCCACCGGGAGTTGCACCCGGACCGTCGGGCTGGCGACCCAACATTCTACTAATTGAACCATGGCTGCATTGAGACTTAAGCAGAAGCGGATGGCGGGAGTTGCACCCGCGGCCTTCTCCTTGGCAAGGAGACATTCTGCTGCTGAACTACATCCGCATTGTGTGGGACCCCTGGGACCACGATCCTAGGCCCCCTTGAACAAATCCGGCGATGATTGTCGGAGATAGGTCCAGAAGGAATTGCACCTTCATCTACGCCATGTGAGGGCGTCAACTTACTATTAGTCGATAGACCTGAGTTTATTTTATTACCTCGACCAAGTCGATAACCCCAACTAAGTAGTCCCTGCCAAATCGGATCATTATCAAAGCTGGGTAGTTGCTCGCTTACTGCCGCGAGCGGGCGCTTGGCCGACGTCACAATATCCTCGCCTTCGGATAGGCGCGGAGGGAATTGCACCCCCAATCTCTTCCTTGTAAGGGAAGCGTCCTGGCTATTGGAACCACGCGCCCAAAATTGCCCTGCTTGGACTCGCACCAAGACTCGCGGGTTTCAGAGACCCGGCTCCTACTTTAGATTACAGGGCAAAGATTGCCTCGCTAGGACTCGCACCTAGACCAAACGGTTTCAAAGACCGTTATGCTGCTTTACACCACGAGGCAATATAACAGGCCGACTCCGACTTGCACGGAGATCTCTCGGGTTGGAGCCGAGCAGGTTTCTATTGACCCCATCGACCTATGACTGGGACGCTTGGATTCGCACCAAGATGGCGGGAGTAACAGTCCCGAAGCTTACTGTTAGCTGACATCCCAAAGGTGTGTTGGCTCCGCTGGAGGGACTTGCACCCCCAACCCTCTGCTTAACAGGCAGCCACTCTGCTATTGAGCTACAGCGGAATATGTTGGGTGAAGGAATTGAACCTTCCCACCGGCCCCTAGGAGGTCCGGGTCCGTCCAAAGCGCGCGCTTGTCCACGGCCCCAACTTATGGTAGCGTGGAGGGTTCCGGAGACCCTGACCGTCTGCTCATGAAACAGACCGCCAGTTAACCACGCAGATGACGCTATCGGGGTTTGCACCCGAAGTCTCCACCTTGAGAGGGTGGCGTGTTGCTAGTTACACCATAGCGCCATTATAAAACAGGTCGCGCGCAAGTTTTGAAGTGCTAACGTTGGGTGGAGTCGAACCACTATCTCCTCGATGTTATCGAGGCGCATTACCCAATGCTACCCACCTTGTGGTTGGTAAAGTGTGTAAGCCCTTCTGATGGGACGCACGACCTTGATGGCGGAGACAGGATTTGAACCTGCGACCTCCAGGTTATGAGCCTGGCGAGCTACCTGACTGCTCCACTCCGCGATAGCGGCGGTTGGATTCGAACCAACGTACCTGGGTTATGAGCCCAGTAAGCGTCCTCTGCTTGACGCCGCGACGCGACTGACGGGACTTGCACCCGCAACCTTCGGATCGACAATCCGACGCTTCTACTAGTTGAGCTACAGCCGCATATCTTCGGTCAGCACACCCACCCTACCGATGGGCCCGCGACATTACTGTCGAGCTTGAGTTCATCCTGACCTGCCCTTAAGCTGATCGGATTCCCCCTCAAGCTTCCCGAAGAATGGGTTCGACCGGAATTGCACCGATATTCCCGGATTTTCAGTCCGGTATCCTACTGGTTGGATGACGAACCCATGAGGTAGACAAATTGTCAGAGAACAGGTGTGACCGACGTTCGCCCCCAAAGACGTCGCTCGCGGCTGTGCCTGTCACGCGCCGTGAAGGCGAGCGACCGCGAAAGCCGAAAGAACACATCGGAAGCGCTCAAAGACACCACTGAGCCGGTGCCTTCAAGGAACGCGCTCGCGCGCGCATGTGATCTTTGATATTTATGCCTTCGCGTGCGAGGCGATAGACCGGACGAAATCGTCGAATCTGAGCCCCAGGGCAATGGCACGTTCTCGGCCTGCTGCGGCAATGCGCTCCCGTTCATGAGTAGCGAAGTTGACATAATGGTTAATGTGGCTCAACGCCTCGTCGGCATCGTTATAAGTCACAAGGTGTTTCTTATGCTCAAGACCGAGTGACTCCAATAACCCGGGCATCTTCTTCATAAGCACGAAGTGTCCACCAATGAGCGCATTGAACGTCCGGACCGAGGTGAAGCCCCTCACGTTATTAATATCATGGCACAGCACGATTTTGGATTGAGCATAGACATCATTAACTGCCGTGTTCGGGATAGCGGGTCGTGCTTCTAATATACCATCCCAACCGTTGCCATAAACCACCACACCTGGGAAATTACGCTGGATACGAGTGACTGTCTCGCACCTGAAATTGTTCCCACCATAACTCTGACCAGTAAACACAACATTAATTGTCTTAAGGACATCTTTTGGGAAGTACAGGTGTTCACTGCCGAAATGGCGCCATGCGACGTTGGTGAGTCCTCTGGCCGCAGCAGCATGGATAGCTTCATGGTCCACCACATACGTCGCGGTTGTAAATCGCGGGTTGAATGTTACAATATGCGGCGGATAACCACCCCAGCTATCGCCCATCCATTGGACGATTGGGACATGATACTTCAACCCATTCCACGGCTTCAACGATTCATATCCGATGCTCTCGACATAGATGAGATCCGGCTGGACAGAGAGCGGGTCCTTGAAAAGCTGCGCGTTGCCAGGGATGATGTCGACGAGGCGCGCCCAATATGGGATATCCTGAGCAGCGTTCAGCCAGGCCAACACACGCGGTTTCTTCATATAGTAAATTTACTGTATGATCCGTGCGTTCTGGCATCAATGTAGTAACTTCGGGGACGCTCTGACGCCCTACATCATAAAGAAAATCACAGGGGAAGAACCACTTCACACTTTGGAGTCAGAGCATCCAATCCACATGGTCACCGGTAGTATCCTGGGTGCGCAGATAAGGAATTCAGTGATATGGGGATGTGGTACAGCATATAATAACGAGATTGTTCCGGGCAAGTTTGGCGGCCCACAAGACTTCAAGATTATCGCCACACGCGGTCCGCTCACGATGAAAATGGTCCAAGATTGTGGACACCAACCACTCTATTACGGTGACCCTGGACTACTATTGCCGCGATGGTTCAAACCAACCGTCGAGAAGCGCTACGAACTAGGAATTGTCCAATCGTGGGTGGACAAGGACCAGATAATGGCCCAATACGGCCAAGCGGCACATATTATCGACATCATGCAACCTGTGGAAGAGGTCATCACTCAGATATGTGCTTGCGAACGGGTCGTTGCTGGATGCCTACACGGCCTAATCGCGGCAGTGGCTTACGGCGTCCCAACAGTAGGAGCGAGGATCTCTAACCGTTTACTGGGTGATGGCACTAAATTCAAGGACTTCTTGCAATCCATAGGACATGATTACCAGCCGTTGGACCTGACGAAGCAATGGAATATTTCCGACCTGAAGGCAGCAACCTTCAGGCACACTGTCGGGCTGGATTTGGATAAACTCTATGCGATCTGCCCGTTCAGACCGGCCTTGGGCAACGCGAATTGTCCGGTCTGAATCTGTCCCCAGCATGGCGGGCAGCGAAATCGTAGCTTGCCCTTGTCCAGAATCAACCGCCATCCACTAGGGACGGACATTGCACGAATATCTTCACCGAGGACAGCGGTCTCGTGATACTCAGAGGCCGCGCAATTATCACAATTGGCTCTTTGTAGTCTTGTTGTAGCCTGGCCCATGCTCTAGTTACACAGGCCAGGCGTGATGTCGGTCACTTAATGAATTCTAGGTAGAGATCGTGGCAGGAAGGGTAATCGAGCCACTCGTGGAAGACGTAGTCGCGCCCATGATAGAGCTTGACCTTAATCTTCTCCGGGATGAATTGTAGGTCGATCTGGACGGATTGTCCGGCATCGATCACTAGATTCGTTGCCACAGTGACGCCCGGCATGTTGACCTGGACGTCCTCGATGACAACGCGGCTCACATCGCTCTGAATGTGGAGGCTGAAGGAGCAGACCGGCCCTGGTGTACCCGACGTGACTGGCGCTGGGGTCCCGCTGGACGTGGGCGCCGGGGGCGACGGGATGATCTGGATGGTTGTGGAGGACGACGTTGGTGTCCCAGTAGTCGTCATGGTCTGTGTGGCTGGCGGGGCCACCGTGACGGTGCTGGCCGCGACAGAATAGAACCCAAAATGGTGCGTCTTGGGCCCACATGCGACAAGACCACCAAGAATTAGTGCAATCAAGATTAAGTTTCGCATATTGACTCCTGGCAGCCTATATTTGTTGGTGACTGCACGGGCATGCACGGACGTGCACGGGGATGAAACGGGATACACAACGTTTCTGGTGTATCTGATACGCCAGGTCAGTCTAACAAGGAGGCTTCCGTGGACGCATTCGTCAAGGATAATACTAATCGGATCCTTACATCCATATCAGCTAATACCCCCAGACAGGACTTCGGGAACCCGGCTATAGGGCGGGTCAGCGGGGCTGCGTCCCCGAGAGATGCCATAGACAACAAGAGTTGGGCAGAGATCATACACAGGTTGAAACAAAATATTCGCATCGATCTTGGCGGGAAGCACGAATTCGAGAAGATGCTCAGGAAAATCAAGAGATTCCTGAGCGAAGCAGGACATCCTGTACCTGATAACCACGATATGGTTACAATGGATCTAGCTCAATGGGTGTGGTTCGCCCTGTTGATTGCACATAGTAATGTTGATGGAGTCGCCAAGAGACAAATGTCCTATCTGCGCCGAGGAGAGGAAGAATTCGGCACATACAATGATAAAACCAAGACATCTCGCAGGAAGAGCCGCGCGGAGATAGATGAGGCATTCGCTAGTAATCTACGAGACCGTGCGGCTCACCGCAAATTCCTCAAGGAACAGATTATAAACATCAAGAAGCAAGGTAAACCTTGATAAAAACGCAACGAGCCGGGGATTTCTCCCCGGCTCGCGTGCGCTCATGATTTTCTGGTACGATCAGAGGTTCGAGACGTTGATCGTGCCGTAGTAGAGGCCGCCGTCCTCGATCAGCTTCTTGCCGTACCGGGTCATGATGCCCTTGTTCGGCGTGAACGAGTTCGGGTCGAGCACCGTTGGCGTCCCGAGGAGCGGGATGTACGGCGCGTAGAAGTAGCCCGAGTCAAGGACCGACGAGCCCTTGAAGCCCATAAGGATCTTGCAGTTCGGGAAGAGCGGATCCTTGTAGAGCTTGAGCTTGCCCTGGATCGTACCGGCAGACGTGATGCCGATGTCGATCCCGTCGTTGTTCATCGCGTCCGAACCACGGAAGTCGTTCAGCTGCTCGAACTTGGACGCGATATCCGCCGACGTCACCATCCAGTTCGCCGGGCCACGGAGGGTGAGCCGGTGGATGATGTTCGCAACCTCAAGCACCTTGTAAAGGAGCGCGATGTTGCGGTCGGTGAAGTTGACCGATGCACCAGCGCCGGTCGCGAAGTTGTGCGTCGCGCGAACCGATGCCGAGATGATGAGGTCGTTGATGACCTCACGATCAATCTCCGCCACCATCTCGTCGGCCATGAGGTCCGTCAGGGTGCTCTCAGCGTCGATGTTGTGCACCGACTTGAGGTCCTGAGCCGCCTCAAGCGACCAAGACGTCTTGAGCTTACGCGTGATTGCAGCGACCGAATCGCTATCAATCGAGAGCGTAACCTCAGGCTGGAAGGGGTTGTTCTCAAGGTCGAACTCGTAGTCGACCTTGGCAACCGCCGAACCCGGCCACACGCCACCAGCGATGGTGACCTTGACCTGGCCCGTGGTGTGGTCGAACTGCGTGGCGCCTGGAGTCGCCGTGTCAACCGTGACGCCAGGGAGCGCCGCCGAGGAGACAAGGACGAGGTCCGGGAGGCCGTTCGCGTCGAAGCCAACCTGGAGGACCGGCGTCGGCTCATCGCAAGCCGAGGCATCCGGAGCGCCGTAGACGTTGACGACGACCGTGCCCGCGAGGACAGGACGCTGAGCGAGCGTGCCCTGAACGAGCGTGGTCGAGGCAATCGTGAGGCCCTCAGCCTTGACAACCTGCGACGAATAGAACGGGTCGAGAGCCCACCCGTTCTGACGGGCGAACTGCTGCGACGTGTTCTGACGCATGATCTGCGTACCGGCAACCGTCTGGCCCTTGGAGATGGCGTAACGGTAGCGGATGTAGAAGATCAGCGACGCGGGCTGGCTCATCGGCTGGACACCAACGAGGTTGTCCGTGATGAGCTTGGGGTACGACTTCCGGATTAGCGGAAGTGCGAACCGCGTGAAGTCAGCGATGTCGCCAGTCGTGACAGCATCCTCAAAGAGGAGCCTCGAACCCTTCTTGTTGTTCGAGTACCAGTTGTACTGGTTCTCAAGAATGTGCGACATCAGCTTGTACTTCTGAGGACGGACCTCTGGGCACTTCTTGAGGACTGGCGCCCAACGGCCAACAAGCTGATTCTTCTTGGCCTCGCGGATGAGTTGCTCCTGACGGTACTTCTCTTCCGTCAGTAGGCTCATGCCCTGCGAGGCTGTCATAACCTGACCACGTGCCATGGTGAATGAAGCTCCTAACTGAGTCTAAGCTCAGTCTTCCGGCATCGAGGACGCGATCTTAGCGATCTCGGTATCCTGCGATGCAGTCTGGGTTGCCTTCTTGCCGCTTACCTGAGACTCGACGATTGGACGACGGGTTGTCGTGGGTGTAGCAGTGACCCGGCGCGAGCCGTCGAGACGCTTCGGTGCAGTGGCAGGCGCCGCCGCAGGGGCCGCAGGCTTGATGTCCTTCGACTCCGTGACGACGGGCTTGTCACTCTTGGGAGTCTTGCTCTCCAAGAGCCGATTGCGCTCAAGCGTCTCCAGAGCGATCTTGTTCGCCCTGTTCGCCTTGTCAACAGCAACATTACGCTCTTCCTTGAGCGTAACCACAGCAGCCTTGAGTCTCTCGACCTGCTTGCGAGCGGCTTGAAGGTCCCGACTTTGGCCACCATCCTCGATGGATATACCCTCAAGAAGTGCCTTCTGGCGCTTCAGGAGAGCAGTGGCCTCGGTATCTTCATTCAGCCTTTGCTTCTCAGCTGCCTTTTCGATGGATTCGTTCTTGGCTTCGAGGTAAACGCTAACCTTGCGAGCAAGATTAGCCTTCTCCTTGTTGACCTCCTCGATACAGACCGACTTGGCCTTTTCGAGCTTGGTCTTGAATTCCTTCTCGTACTGTTCTTTTAGAGTCTGAGCATGGCGGTTGAATTCCTCGCAAATAGCAGCAGCGAGTGCATCAGATCCACCTAGTTGCTTCAGAAGCTCCTTCAGCTTATCCATTGGAGAAAATGGCCTCCGAAACCAGTGTTACCCGTAGATTTGATGACGATGTTGGTTTCTAAATATCGGGAATAACATCTACGGGTTGTATTTGAGGCCGCATAAAGCTGAAGGAAAACGACTCTATAGGATATCAGGTGACATGTGGGACGATATGATCACTACATCAGCATAGGCCACGCATGCCAACCGGCATATAATATAAGGAATATCATTGGATACCAAACAACGCACTTCTTCGACTGGCTCGTTACCCCCTCCCCCACCATAGTACGCCTACTATCATCGGGAGGCCCAGAGAAGCTTTTCGAAGACAGATCGGCCTTCCACACAATAGCACCCCATAATCGCCATGTGGTGGTGACCAACAAGGATATGGGGGTGGTGTTCTATCATGACTTCCCCCTTACCCAGGGGCTGAATGCATTCGACACTGTGAAGGCCAAGTACACCCATCTGGCCAAACGCTGGCGTGAGACCATGCAAAGCGACAAGAAGATTCTCTTCGTTCGCCACTATGCATCTATGTCAGAAGGGCTAGCATTGAGACTGGCCATCCACGAAGCCTACCCTCAATTGCAATACGATATACTAGTGGTTAATGACGGGGTGGCGGTAGATTGGGGTATATCCAATCTCATCAATGCGACAATCAATCCAACAGATGCCGACTGGAGAGGGGATATGGCCGGATGGACCCGCATATTCAGGAAATTGGGCCTCTAAAAACGATTTGGGCCCGGAATTACCCGGGCCCAAGGACAACTACCGTGGTACGGAGAGTTACTTGCCTTCGCGGAGGAGCCGCTGCATCTCAGCGATGACCGCAGCTTCCTTCATCGTCTTGGTGACCTGCACACCCTGCTTCGAGCGGTCACGGCTTTCCTTGATCGACATATACGACCCATGGACGCTAGGCTCGGCCACGATATCGAATGTGATGAAGGTGTAGCCAGGCATAACCTTGTAGTATTCCTGGCCCTCATGGATCACCGTCTCCATGTCACCAACACCACGCGACGAGATACCGACGCGGATGTTACGCTCCTGGAGACCCTTGAGGTGGGCGCCGAATGGGAGATTGTCTAGGATCTCGCACTCACCGAAGACCTTCTTGCCCTCCATCCAGAGCTTGGTAAGCACTGCACAGAGACGGTCAAGGTGGATCTTGGCATCGGGCGGGTGATCCCACTCGCAGAGAACACCGCGCTCCTTGATGTCCTCTTGGATCTCCGAGACGGCCTGCTTGAGAACCGGGAATGGGTAGATGCGCCCGTTCGCATTGGGCTCATCCGCCACCTGGAACTGGCCACCGATCCGCAGGACCGGAATCTTCTGTCCATGGATGTCCTCAGACATCACCCGCTGCTTGCGGATAATCCTGAGGGGCATGGCGTCCTGCAGTAGCTGATATCCACCAAGATCGCCAGTCTTGGAAACAGACGACCTAGAAATCTTGGTGGAGGTTGTTGCTATCGGTGCCATAAAGTTCCTTCACAAGAGGAGGGGGCCATTAGGCCCCCGATCACATCGAGCACTGACACTCGGCCTTGGCCTTACCGCACTTCTCGCAGTCCTTGCAATCGCAAGGAGCCTTGCCGCAGTCATTGCAGGTGGATGGAGTGGACGGGGCGTCAGTCATCTCGCCCTCAGCCTCTTCCTCGCCACCTTCCTCAGCGGGTGTCTCTTCCGGCTCGGCGGCTCCTTCCTCGGGAGTCTCCAGAGTATCTTCCTCTGGTGCACCCTCGGGCTCGGGGAGATCGCTCGCACCTAACTCCTCAAGCTCACCACCCTCGGGGCCAGACATCGGAGCCTCAGGGGCGGGACCGCCCGCCATCTCACCAGGCATCTCACCCATGCCGGGCTCATCGTTCATCGCGCCGACGATGCTCGCGATGATCTGATCAACCTCTTGGCCGGTGTCCTTGGTGTAGAAGGCCGCGAGATCCTCGTTCACCGGGGTACCCTTGGGGTTCTTACCCTCAGTGGCGAGCTTGGCGCGGTTGAAGCCGCGAGGCTTGAGACCCTTCGTGGGTCCCTTGCGCTGGGACTCCTCGATCTCGGGTGCCTCCTCGGCCTCGCCCTCGGGTGCTTCCTCGGCAGGAGCTTCCTCAGCCGGGGCCTCGGGAGCTTCGGCGGGGACTTCCTCGGCAGGCATCTCAGCGCCAAGGTCCATGCCCTCATCGTCGCCCATCTCGTCGGCCACAGCCTTCACAGCCGCATTGGCGGCCACGGCAGCTGCAGTCGCCGCAGCAGCAGCGATCTTGGCAGTCTCCTCAGCGCCTGTCGCGACAGGAGCCTCGGCAGCAGGAGCCGGGACCTCACCAGTCGCGTCAGCGCCAGCCTCGTCCATCATATCGCCAAGGAGGTCACCCTCTGCCTCAGCGCCTTCCTCAGCGGCGGGAGCCTCCTCGGCCGGGGGTTCCTCAGCCATCGGTGGCATACCTTCTGCCTCTTCGATGAGGGCAGCGATACGCTCGATGCTGAACGGATCCTCAGACTCAGCGACGGTCTCCTTGCCCTGGAGTTCGTTCATATCCGTCGAACTCTTCGGCGAGGCACCGAGGCCCTTGCCCTGGACCGGACTCTGCGCAGCCGAGGCGCCGTCGCCCTTGCGACCGTCAGCAGCCTTCACACCCGGCTTCTGGACGCTCTTGTTGCCCTGGAACTCAGCCGACATGCTCGTGTCACTCTTGGGTGCTGCACCAAGGCCGCCACTGACGTGGTAATCAGAGGCCGCCTTCGCACCATCACCCTTGCGACCGTCAGCAGACGCAACACCCTTCGGCTGGATGCTGCCACCCTTGGCCTGGAGTTCCTTGTCCATGCGGAGTCCGACGTCCTGCGAGAGGTCGCCGCCCGAGACCTTGTAGTTCTCGCCCGTCTTGGCGCCGGTATCCATCACCGACTCGACCGGCATGAACTTGCTACGGCCACCAGCGGTGCGGCCAGCCGTCTTGCCGTCCGAGGAGTCAACGGACTTCGGGATAACCGTACCACCCGTCTGGAGTTCGTCCATCCGGATGCTACCAGCATCCTTGAGCGCCTTGGTCTGCATCCCATACTCCGGAGCAGCCTTTGCGCCGTCACCCTTGCGGCCATCAGCGTCGTGGACAGGACCGGTCTGAACGGACTTCTGACCCTGAAGGTCGTCCATTCGGAGGCCCTTGCCCTTCATCTGACCCGCAGGAGCCGCGTAGTCCTGAGCAGCCTGGGCACCGTCGCCCTTGCGACCGTCAGCAGCCTTGGCCGCCGTCTTCGGCTGAACCGAGGCACCCGAGTCCTGGATCTTGTCGCCCATGCGGAGACGGGGCTCTGCGCCAGCCAACTCCTCATGGATGGTGCTGTGGTAGTTGCGGTCGATCTTGCTCTCGGCCGCCGGTGCACCCTTGACAGGGAGACCAGCCTCAAGAGCCTTGTCGACTGGCGGCTTACCAGGGAGCGCACCCTTCGGCGGAATGGGCGAAGCCTCGCCACCGGCAGGTGTCTCTAGGCCCTCGAAAGCGACCTTGACGCTCTTCGCGTAGTGGTCGTCTTCGTCGATGATGGCCTCGGAACCCGTCTCCACGATGGTGTCCCGCATCTTCTCGAACTCCTCGCGGAGTGTCTTGGCTGCGGGGCCGAGCGTGAGGCAACGGGAAATGTAACGGTCGAACTGCTTGAAGCAGTCATCGAACCCGTCTTCCTTGAGGAACGTCTCGCCCTCAAGCTTCCACGCCTCAAGCTCTTCCTTGAGTTGCTGAGGCGACATACCCTCGATCTCGACCGGGGTCTGGGTGCGCTCGACACCCTGGTTGAGGACGCCAGGAGCGCCGGGCTGAGCCGGTGCACCAGGAGCCTGACCGGGGGCCGGTGTCGCGGCGGGAGGCATCTCGCCCTCAGCCTCGGACTCGATCTCCGGGAGCGGGACCGGGGTCTGGCTCTCCTCTTCACCTTCGACTGCAGCGTCTTCCTCGCTGCTTGGCATCTTGTCGAAGTTCTCCAGTGTGGAGATCTTGTCGAGGAGGGTATCACTGATACCCGTAAGGAGTTCCTCAGCCTGGAGGATCGAGGCCGTATCCGGCTCCGGACGCTCCAGCTTGGCGATGAGGCTGTTCAACTCCTCGATGGACGACATCTTGTCGCCATCCTCGTTCTCCATGTTGGGGAGAACGGTGGAGATGATCTGTAGGGACTTGAGGTACGCGTCAGCGCGGGCCTTCGAAACGTCAGCACCCTCGTTGAAGACGACGTCGAGGAACTCGTTGTAGTCCTTGTGGAACTCCTTCGACTCCTCTAGGACCTTGACGTTGGCCATGAGTGTGGCGTTCTCAGCCTTTTGGGCCGTCTTCGTCCACGCCTCAAGGATCGTGTCACGGTTGACCTTCGCATTGACCTTGTAGAGTAGCGCACCGGTGTCGGCAGCGAGCATTGCGTTGAACTCGCCACGGGCGGCTAGTGCATTCTCAACAAGTGCCGTCATCGACTTCTGGTCGAGCATGCAGAATTCCTGCTCTTCAGCAAGGAACTTGGCTGCGGCCCGAACTGCCTCGTTGATATTGCGCTCGCAGACGAGCGAGGCGAGACCGACGATAAGCTCCTGGAAGCCGTTGCTCTTGTAGGCGCTCTCGGCCACATTCTTCATATGGCGAGCGACTAGCCGACGACGGGTGTACTCGTTGATCGGGATTACGAACTTCTCTTGAGTCTCAGCGAAGACGCCACGGACAACCATGCCCTTGTCGACCTCGACAGAGTCCTGCACCGACTCGCAGAACATCTTGACGAGGACGGGAACGTGGTTCTCCTTGATCGGCCGGTTGTTGGTGCGGACCTTGTGGACAGAGCCGTCGCGAGTGGTGATCAGGCCGCTCTCGGGAATGACGCGGGAGCGATACCGCTGGCCCTCGATCTTATTGAAGACCCGGTCAGCCTCGCGGTAATCATTCTTCGCGATGCTCTCAACAAGATCATTGACGTTCTTGTTGAACTGCTCGGCCTTCTCCGCCTCGACGATCTGGATGGGGCGGACGTTCTCGATGGCTACGCGGCCATTCTGGACCTTCTTGATGTCCGCGATGTAATACTGATTCTTCTCAGTATCCTCGAACATCAAGCTGTTGGTGTCAAGCGAGGCTAGACGGAATGGGCGGCCCGTCTCCTTGCCGAAACGCTGGATGGTCTCCTCGAAGAACTTGAGCTTGGCCCCAGCACCGTTATTGATGTGCTTGATAAACTTCCGGGCGTCCATTATCACGGGAGTATTGGCGACGTTGCCCATGTATTATCTCCACTGACTTGCAGTATTTTTGTTGATAGTTTAATCGACTAGCAGAGTGCCACTAGGCAGATCTGCGTCTGTGATTGTTTCGTCGGGTACTATCGGTTCCTGCTCCTCAAGCGCGATGAGCATTTCTGCTTCTTTACGAGCTTCAAGGATCAGGTTTCTCGGCAGCATGCACTCCACGAGAGTGTGCTCCCCTTCGACACCAGTAGCGAGTCCATCGAATTCACAATTGTGCAACATGTGCTCGAACCCGCTATTATAATCAATATCTTCCTTAAGATAGGATGGGCGGTGGGATGTGACCACCTCCCGGTGTTTGCGCTCCTGGACCAACCTCTCCTCTGTGAGGAGGCGATCCTCAAGATCAACATCATACCCCTCAGGAACCGGAGGCGGCCCAGCAGGGGGTGCGCCACCCATCCCACCCTCAGCCCCTTCAGCCCCACCACTCAGGTCCGGTGCACCCTCAGGCTGCGGACCCGGCATAGAGATATTTGGACCCCCGCCACCCAGACGGCGCAACGACGGGCCCCCACCGCCGCCACCGCCCATTGGTTGCTGGCCTTGCATCGGCATCTGAGCGGCCTTCTCGGCTTCCAGTTCATCAATCTCGTCATTCGTCATATCGGTGAACCGGTTGAGAATCCACTTATTGGTGAACATCTCAGTATCCTTGAGAGCACCAATAACGTCGGCTCGTGACGACCATGTCTCGATGCGGTACAACTCATCGATGGCCGACGAAGCCGTCATATGGATATCGAAGCTCTTGATCTCCTCCTCGGAGAAGCCACGCATTGCCAGGTGGACGATAGCGACCTTCTTGAGACTGATCGCGACCTCACGCTGAATCCATTGGATCGCCTTAGCGAAGTCTGGGGAGACGTGAGACACGGCCTTCTGGTCGTTCTCATTACCCTCACCGAGCCCAACCTTCGAGAAGGGAATCTTGAGGGCAGCGATCATCTTCTTCTTGAAGTACTCGATGTCCTTGATGGAATCGAGGTTCTCAGCGCCAGGTAGTGTGGTGACTGTCGGACCCGTACCGTCAGCGCGTTGCGGGAGCCAGAAGTCGTCTTCCTGGATGAGTGGGTGCCACCGCTCGTTCACGTCACCTGTGGCAGGGTCGAAGAACTTCTTCTTCTTGAAGTTCCTAGCAATGAGTTCGATATACTGCGGAACCTCTGCTGTTGGTATATTGCCAACAGGAATGGTGAAGACTCGTTTCTCGGGAGCGCGCGTAATACGGTAGATGAGAGCGGCATCCTCCATGAGTCGGAGTTGCTTGAAGTGTTTGCGGGCTCCAGAGAGTATAGACTGACCGTAGGGGTGATAGATGTTCTCATATGAAGTGAGCCGCATGTGCATCACTTGCCAGGGATGCATGAATTGCGGCGTGGTGGTCAGTGTATCCTGGAAGTAGAACCCGATGAGATCGCCGTATCGCGTCTCCACCCGCGTGAAGTTATAGATGTTCATGAAGCGGAGAGAGGCGACGGAATTACGGGTCTTGGTCGGGATGATCTCGAATGCGGCATCCCCGTACTTGACGAGGTACCGGATCATTGGTCTGAGGCAGTTATCAATGAGCAGCGTGGTAAAGAATAGTTCTTCTAGTTCCTTCTTGACACGCTTACTCTTGGACTTGATGGTGATTGAGTGCTTGAGTTCAGGGTCGATGAGACTCGCTTCGTCTGCGTAGATGTCGAGGGCGAGGTGGATCTCGCCGACCTCGTCCATCTGGTCGAAGTCCTTGTACCGCTCAAGACGATTGATCTGAAGATTGGTCTGTTCGAGGAGTGAATGCTGCTGGCGGAAGTTGAGGAATTCACCAGACGCGACGATCTTGTCAAGGGATGATTGATCCCTGAAAAGGTTGTCGCGACGGTAAATGTTAGCCTGCTTGAGATAAGCGGCTATTCTATCGAAAAGTTGCCAGCTCATTTACTGCCCATTCGGTAGTTACTTTGGACTGAGCAATTCTTTGCTGGCAACGAATATACCGCCGCCATCACGTTCCTCTGCTCTATATTTTAATTTAGAGCTAGTCGGATACGAGAGGCGCAGTGGTGTGGAGACGCATTCTGGCACGGTCGAGAGCCAGATGGCGACCATATGGAGTCAGAACGATGGGACCGTCGTTATCTGTCCCATACCAACAGATGATACCCCTGGCATGAAGATCTTCTAGATCGGCTACAAAGTCGCTCCAGTCGCCAGCCCAGCCTCGGGGCAGCACGCCATAAATTAATGCGGGCCGGGCACCGGGCAGATGAGCGATGGTATATCGCCCAATGGTGACGTCTGGGGGCAACTTGAGGAACTTCTCGTACTGCAGAAGGGCTACGATGATGTTACCATGAGCCATAGCAAGATTAGCTGCTATTGGATCAATGGGGCGCCAGAGATATCGCCAGACGTTTCTTAGGAGCCTTCTGAGCACAGGGCTCAGATACTATCTACCACGAGGCTTTAGATCGTGCTTCTTGACGTGGACGAGTTGGTCCGAATACGGTACCAACGGCGGCTGCTTATCTGCCTTGCCAATCGACACCCCACCCAGTTGCTGGATGAAGCGGCGCAGTTCGGATTCCTTCGTCTCACGCCCTGTTGGCCTCTCTGAGTTCCTAGCCACTGGCGTGAGCATATTCTTACCACCGCGCGTCAGGAACTCATTCATCCTGGCTGTAACAGCGGCAGGCGAGTTCAAGATCGGACCGTCACCCGCGTTGTGGACTGGAACAAGGGTGCGTGATTGCAATAGATTGGCGTCAATCATGCCCGCGAAGGTGAAGCATGTCGCCATGACCAAGTCGTCGGTGTTGCCGGTACCAGGCTCGTTGCCGTACTTGCCACCATCCAGATGGACGAAGATCAGGAATTCCTTGTATAGTCGCGGCGACTTGATAACAAAGCCTTCCTCGCCGATATTGTCAACGAGGTACTTCACGAGCATGTGCTTGGTCTGGTGAGTTGTCGGCCAGCCGATGTGACCCCACTTGATCTTGAGGTCAGTGCGCTTCTTGCGCTGTCGCCAGAGGTTGGGATAAACGATATCCTCATTGAGTTCTTGGCAGACAGCCTGACCGATACCGTTGCGCTCGCATACGACTAGGGCTTGGTTGTACCAGCGGCCGATGTAGTCGACCATCCTGGCGAATGTCTTGGGCAGCGTCCTAATTCTAAGTTCAGCGACTTGTTCTCGTGTGAAGCAATCGAAGACCTGTAGGCCGCAATAGTCACTAGCCTCACCAGACGATGGGTCGGCACCGATGACATATTGGTGTGCTATTCTATCCTCTGGATCCTCGGCCTCAGGGTCGCCTACGACAGGTGGGTTCCATACCCAGAATTGGCCTTGGAAGTCCAAGACATCACGGTCCATCGAGACCGGGTTGACATAATCGACTCGGTCGACAACCTTATAGTCGGTGTGCTCACTAACAGACGCGCTTACTATAGACAACGCGTGACGGCTGAGCACAGTCGCGCCCGAGCCGATGAATTCAGCGAGCACTTCCTGGCGGAACTTACTGTCATCACCCTTGGTGGCGAGGCCCTTATACTCGTTCTCTAGCCATGGGCTGCAGAAGGGGCCGTACTTCTCTATATCGCCAGGATCGGAACACTTTCTAATACCATCCGTCGGGGCGATGCATTTTGTGAGCCCCGACAATTCGTCGACATATTCCAACCGCCAGTCCATATCCCACCAGTTGATGACGATGGGATTGAAGTTGTTGGAGAGTGATTCAGCGTCGGTCCAAGTCTTCCAATACCAGTTACCGACACCCTTGGCCGTCGAGATGACGATGACGTTACCACCGTGCTGCAGCGTCGACCAACCACCGGCCCACATGTCCTCCATGTGGGGCATGAACGCGGCCTCGTCGATAATGTTTAGCGAGGAGGCATTCGAACGCAGCGTATCAGCACTAGACGTGAGCGAGCGAATAACCGATCCATTGGCGAACACAAGGCTGTGTTCGTTTCTGGTCATAATCGGCCAGAGTTTGCGCATCCATTCTGGAAGATTGTCGTAGACGAACTTGATGTTGCGCGATACGAACTCCATAGCATCAATATCGCGCTTGGAGACGATAAGAATAGTCTTGTTGTTGAAGAACATCGCGTACCAGAGTGCATACGCGCCCGTTAGGGTAGAGATACCGCACTGACGGCACTTTTTGAAGATGTTGAACCTATGCGTGAGATAAGCTTTGAGGCACTTCTTCTGATAATCGAATAGCCTGAACGGGATGATACCGAGCTTCGGGTGCTTGACTTTACCGAAGGACTCCAGGAAGAATGACGGGCTCTTCTGGCACCGTTTAATGATCTTGACGATGTTCGGGTCTATGGCCATAGATTAGCGATTTTCGTCTGGATACGCGGTCGTCTCAAGTAGTTTGGTTAGTGTCTCAGTATCCAGGTTGACCGATAGATTGTTGAAGATTTCGCTGTTCTTACCGGCGGCCATGAACTTGGCGAACGAGTCGAGGAGCTTAACTTTATGGCCGTTGGTGTCCGAAAGGGTTGCCAGGGCCGCGATCCAGCCCTCGATATAAGCACGCGGTACCTTGCCACCGCTCTCAACTACATCGCGGCAGGCTTTAACCGCCCGCAAGATGCGTTTGCGGTCGTTGTTTAGATCCTTGAGCATCACCCCGGCAACATCACTATATTGCCGGATTATACCCTTATACTTGTCGGACAGATCCTTGGTGGCGTCGTCCTCGGTAAGTGCGACATCGGCGGGCTTGGCCTTGGTTACAGACTGGCCCTTCTTGCCCTTCTTTTTGAGTTCCTCCTCTTGAGCCACCTTGACCTTCTCTGGATCTAATTCATTGAGTGGCTGCTGATTGGGAGGGACCTCTGGGCCAGGCAACGGATTCTTATTGCCTAACTTCTCTAAGAGGGCCTTAACCTCGGGATCGTCTTGTGGGTTTTCGCTCATGGTTCAACCTAGAATGGGCTGCTTCCCCGCCATCGACGCCAATGATTCCTCGATTGTCTGGAACTCCTTGGCGTTGGTTTGATCCAGCATGATCTGTAGCTTACTGCGAGCCTCGTAGATCATGTCGAAATCAATATCGGGCTGCTTACCACCCTTGGTATATAACAGTCCGTCCTTGCATTCCCACTTGGCTGGATCGGCGAACTGATTCTTGACTTCATTGACAAGCTTTCCATCCTTCATCTCCCATCCGCCGAGACTGAGGACGAAGAGCTTGTCAAGCACGCCCTTGGCGAGATGCTTGTTGGGCAGACTATTGAGGGCTTCCTCACGGACAGTCCGCGATGCGGTGATATCCTTGATGAAGTCCATGATCGCCTTGGACTCAGCGGCGATAGGCTGGTCCCGCATGGCCGCCTTGGCGGCCTTCGCCTTACCCTCGGCAGAGCGCTTGGCCCGCTCCCGGTCGCTCGTCATCTGCCTCTCAGCAGGCTTGCGGGCAATCTGGTGCTGGACCTTGGCAACGACGCCCTTGACGGGGTCTGGCATGAGTCCCTTCTCGCCCTTCTCATGGTTTGGGCGGTTCTTGGACTTTGCCTTAATATTCATATGAGCAACGGGCTTGGGTGCGCCGCCGTTGCTCAGGGGCATAAATTGCTTGGACTCGGTCGGGACGATGGTCAGACCGCTCAGATTAGCCTTGTCATCATAGTCGAATGCGACGTTAAACGCATTCTTGACAGCAGACCCGGGGACGATGATTGCGCCCTTAATCAACGGGTGTTGTGGATTTAGATCCTTGATGACACGAGCATCGACAATTGCTAGCTCGTTGGCCTCAACAAGGAAAGTCT